CGGAAGCCGAGGCGGCGGAGCCCGAGGGGGCGTGACGCGTCCGCCGAGGCGCTGCCTGGCCCTCGGCCTGAACTAAGGAGCTGTTAGGTGAGTTCACCGAACGAGCCGGGATACCCGCGCACGGGCGACCGGCCCGGCAGCACCAACGGTTCGGCAGCCGGGGGCGAAGGTGCGGCTGTGCCCCGCGGACAGATCACCGAGACCGGTGAGGTGCCGCCGTGGCAGCGCGGGTCGTCACGTACCGCGCAGCAACCGCCCGCCGACGCACGGGGCGACGGATCGCGGTCCTCCTCCGGCGTCGACGCCAGGGTGCAACGGTTCATCAGCGGTGGTGAGACGGCCGAGGCGGAACAGCCCCGGCAGGCGCCGCGCAACGAGCCCGCGCCCCGCAACGAGCCGGTGCGGCCCGAGGCGTACGCGAGCGAGCTCCCGGACCTGTCCGGGCCGGTCCCGCGTTCGACGCAGCGGAAGCCCTCCTCGGACGGCCCGGCGCCACGGTCGGCGCCCACGGCGCGGGTCCAGGTGGCGAGCCGGCCGCAGACGCAGAACGGTCCCGTCCGGGCCAGCATGCAGATCCGGCGGGTGGATCCCTGGACGGTGCTCAAGGTGTCCCTCGTGCTGTCGGTGGCACTGTTCTTCGTGTGGATGATCGCCGTGGCGTTCCTGTACCTCGTACTGGGCGGCATGGGCGTCTGGAGCAAGCTCAACAGCAACGTCGGCGATCTGCTCACGAGCGCCAGCGGCAGCAGCGGCGGTGAGCTGGTCTCGAGCGGCACCATCTTCGGGGGCGCTGCACTGATCGGCCTCGTCAACATCGTGGTGTTGACGGCGTTGGCCACCATCGGGGCCTTCATCTACAACCTCACGACCGACCTCGTCGGCGGTGTGGAAGTGACGTTGGCCGATCGGGACTGAACCGGTTTGGGCAGAACGGGCCTCGTGAGGTAATCTCGTCGCTCGGTCGTCCCCTTATCCGGGCCTATAGCTCAGGCGGTTAGAGCGCTTCGCTGATAACGAAGAGGTCGGAGGTTCGAGTCCTCCTAGGCCCACGACAACCGGCATCGCCGGTGATCACCGAGAGGGTCCGCCATGCGGTTCGTGGTTCTGGCTGTCATCGCAGCCGTCGCGGTGATCGTGTGGCGGACACGACACGGTGCAGAAGTTTGGCACGAGGCGGAAACCCCACCGTCGCAGCCGAATACGGGGCCTTAGCTCAGTTGGTAGAGCGCTGCCTTTGCAAGGCAGATGTCAGGAGTTCGAATCTCCTAGGCTCCACAAGTCAAAACAGCAGGTTAGAAGCGGTTCCGGTGTTAGCTACCGGGACCGCTTTTCTCGTCCGTGCCCACACCTTGCCCACACTTTCGAGTTAAAAGCTGATTGATAGCGATACCTACAGCCTCAACATCTGACCCGTACAGGTGCCCATACCGGTCCAGCGTCAGCCCCGCAGACTCGTGGCCCAACATGTTCTGCAGCGCCTTGATATTCGCGCCAGCCTGAATCGCCAAGCTCGCCGCGGTGTGCCTCAGCTCGTGCAACTTGAACTCGTAGACGGTCTCCAGCTCCCCCTGAGCGTTCTTCTGCGTACGGGGGAACAGCTGGGCGGCCGTGACGGCGTCTGACCACCACCGGCGCCGTACGTTGCTGCCCCGCATATGACCACCCTCGGTGTCGGGGAACACCAGAGCATCCGGATCCCCGGGCGTCAGGAGGTCGGCGACGAACGCCGGCAGGCTGACCGTGCGGCCCTTGACGCTCTTGGTCGATCCGATCTCGAACGCCCCGTCGACGAGCGTCACCGACCGCCGCACCGAGATCGTCTTCTTGTCGAGAACGACGTCTCGCCAGCGGAGTTCGGCGGCCTCACCGAACCGCAACCCACACGTCCCCAGCACATACACCAGCGGCCGGTGATCCCCCGCAGCATCGGCGAGTGTGTGCAACTGCTCCAACGCCAGAAACCGCTGCTCGGTCGTCGTCACCGGCGGCAGCTCCACCCCGTCGACCGGATTCATCGCCAGCCGGTTCTCGGCAACCGCCATCGCGAGCACCTGGCGCAGCACCCCGACCGTCTTATGCACCGACGCCGGCGCCAGATCAACACTCAGATCCGCCACCCACTCCCGCACCCACCGGCGCGTGATGTCACCGAGCGCGATCCGACCTCGCTTGGCCAACTCTCCCTCGACCACGATCTTGTACCGGGCCCGCGTCGACGGCTTCAACTTGTGCTTCGACTCCAACCACTCGCGTGCGTACTCCCCGAGCGTCACCCGGCCCGCCGCCGGCGCGACGTACGCCCCGCGACGCTTATCGACCTCCAGCTGATTGGCCCACGCCTCGGCTTCCCGCTTCGTCTTGAACCCGCGCTTATCGGTCTGACGCCGGTCCGGCGTCCGGTACCTCACGCGGTATCGCGTTGCGCCCGAGACAGTTTCGTACTTATCAATCGTTGCCATCGGCTCGACTCTCTCCGGGGAAAATGATCGGTGTAAGTCGTTCGTCGCGCTCCCAGGATGGAAGTGCAAGATCGATGAAGGTTCCCACCGTTCCCTTGATCAGCGGCTCGACTGCGGTCAGCCACCGCCAGACCAATGTTGCCGTTATCGGCTTCTTCCAGCCGGTGATCGGAACCACGTCCTTGGCGACAACGGTTGCGAGGTTGGGCATCAGGAGAGATGCCGGTGAAACACCAAGGGCCACAGCGAAAGCCACGAGATCGTCCACATCTACACGGCGCTCGCCAGACTCGATTCGGCGGACCCCGACAGCGCTGATCGTCCAGCCGAGGTGCGCCAATTGCTCTGAGACCTGCGTGTAGTTCAGATTCCGTGCCTCACGCACGGCTGTGATGTTCGTCCTGACCGTGTCCGACGTCGGACCGCGTGCCGATTCCTTGCCTGCCATGCCCCCATAGTGGACTGCCTAAAGATGACAGTCAATTGCTCATCCTTGACATACCGGCAGCACCTGTGATGTTCTGTAGCCATACTGTCTAAAGATGGCAGTACAGCGACAACTAAAGACAGGATCCGCGTTCGAGCGCAGGAAGAAGTTGGACGTACACGAATCGTGTGACGGCGGTCAGCTAGCAATCCCTCGGATGACGACTCTTGAGCGCCCATGCAGATACGGACGGCGACCACGCCAACGGTCGCGCGACCACACGCCGCGAGAGGCCCCGCAGGCACGGGGAGGGTCCAACCTCCGGCAGGTAACGAGGGCGAATCAATCACCAGCACAGCATTTTTGGAAGGAGGAAACCCCATGACCAATGACACCGCGACCGCCAAAGAGGTGGCCGCGTATCTGCACACCAGCGAGGCTGGCCTCGCGCAAATGCGATACCGAGGCGTCGGACCTAAGTTCGTGAAAATCGGTCCCCGCAAGGTGATCTACAGGTGGTCCGACGTTCAGGACTACCTGGACGCCAACACCTGCCAGCGCACCGACGACCCGCGGGGCGCCGCCTGATGAATCAACTCGACCGCGACCGGATCGAGGATCTCGGCCTCAATCCGGAGGCCGACAGGACCGAAGACCTTCGGCCTGGAAAAAGTGACGCCGCCAGGGCTGCCACCCCGACGGCGTCCGAACCCACCCTGAGAAAGGAAGTTCGATGACCACGATAGACGCATCACCGCACTGCCGTCACTGCACAGTCCCAGTCCCCGCCGGCGCCGACGTGTGCAGCTTCTGCGCCACCTACACCCCGCCGGAGACGCCGGCCCAGCGTCTCGACGTCGCGGTCAACAAGGTCGACATCTTGCGGCACGACCTCAACGCGCTGCTGAACGCCCTACCCGCCGATGCCCCGCTGCTCGGGGTTGCCGGCCTGACCATTGGCATCTGCCACTTGAAGAGGGCCGCGGTGATGCTGGACCGCGCTGCCGACCAGCTCGAAGCTGCCGCGGAGGTGGCCCGATGACCGCGGGCCGCGAAATCGTCGACCAGCTACACGACCGCATTCAGGCCGCACTCGACATGCACCCACCCGAACGCTGGACAGAATCGGAATGCCGTCTGGCCCTCAACCTGTTCACGGAACTCGCCGTAGCTGCACTGGGCGCCGAGGTGGAAGAGGCAGCGGGTCAGTGACCGACCGCAGGATCAACGAGGAGACCCGCGCCGATCGTGGCGCGGGTTCTCCGCAGTCGCAACAAGTTTCGTGGTGGCCTGTTCACGAGTTTCTCGAAGCCGTTGTCAACCAAGCGAACTACGGTACCTTGCCTACCGCGGGAACCCCGGCTTGGCAGGCCCTGGCCGACGGAGATCCCCGAAAACTGCTGGCGCTTGCCGTGTCTGGTGAGCATTGGGCACTGCGTACTGAGATCGCACAGGAGCGGCTCGCCGAAGCTGGCCGTGAGGTCGCCGAGGCCGCCGATTGGTCGGCGCTGGCCCAACAGATCCGCAACGGCCGAGGCACCGCATACATTCCACGAAAGAGGTCCGCCTGATGACAGACGAAACCGATTCCGGCGTTCGGCGCCGCGCGACCGCCACGTATAGCGACGACGACGGTTTCAGCCGCAGACTGGTCATAACACCCGGATCACTGGTGAAGGCCAAGCGGCTGGTGTGGTGGGAAGACGGCCTGATCCTCCAGTACGCCATCAACTTGCTCGCCGCCCGTGAGGGCAAGGGCAAGTCCACAGTCGCGTCGTCGTGGGCAGCTCGTGAGACCCGTAATGGCGGAACGGTCCTGTGGATCGGCACCGAGGAATCCCGCGAGAGCGCCATTGTGCCGCGACTGATCGCGGCCGGCGCCGACATGGACCGGGTCATCTTCGTCGATGTGCAGACCGAACTCGGGACCGGCGCGCTGGTGTTCCCTCTGGACCTCGCCGCGATCGAGAACGTCATCAAACGGCTCGGCGTCACCATGGTGTTCCTCGACCCCGCCAAGGCCGTGGTGCCGCCCGGATTCTCCGGTAACGACGACATCGCCGTCCGCCAGTACCTCGAACCCATCGCCGCCCTGGCCGACCGCTGCAAGGTCACCATCATCGGCCTGGCGCACTTCGGCAAGCGAGTCGGCGCCGACTCCGGGCAACTGATGCTCGGCAGCGTCGCGTGGTCCCAGGTGGCCCGCTGCGTCCTGTCCATCGCCGAAGATCCCGACACCGGCGACCGCGTGCTGACCAACACGAAGGCCAACTACGTCGGCACCGACCGATCCGTCGGCTTCCGCATCGTCAGCACCACCATCGACACCGACGACGGCCCCACCGAGATCGGAGCTGTCGAGTGGCTCGGCGACACCACGATCGACGCCCGAGACCTCCTCGGCGGCGACGGCGACCACGACGCCGACGAGCGGACCGCAGCGGAGCACTGGCTACAGGACTATCTGACAGCAAACGGACCTACCCCGTCCAAAGCGGTCAAAGCAGAGGCGCGCAAGGAAGGCATCAGCGAAGCGACCCTCAAGCGGGCAAAGAAGAAGCTCGGCGTTCAGGACCGATCCGAAGGCTTCCCGAGAACCTCGACCTGGCACCTATCCAGTCAGCTCAACAGTGAGCCAACTGGGGGTGTCGCGTCTAGGCGTGAGCCAACTGAGCCAACTGGACACGACCAGCAGAAACAAGATGAGCCAACTGAGGAGGAATCCCAGTCGGCTCACGTCCCTGTGTCTGAGCCAACTGGTGAGCCGACTGAGTCAGCGCCACTGTTCAGCGGGCCGACACCGCTCACCGCGCGCAAGCAAGAGCTTCGTCAACGCCGAACCATCCGCGTACGTGGCAAAGAGGTACCCCGCTGCTACATCTGCGGCAAGGCTGTCATGGCCGGACAGGGTGACGTCCACCTGTCGTGCCTCAGCAAACAAGAGACAGCGTCATGAGCAAGGTCATCTTCCCGCCCGAGGACTACTGGACCCACCCACCGAAAGAGAACACCGTGGCCGACAATCCCGCGGCGATCAACCGCCGACTCACCGACCCCGAACGCGCTCTACTCGCTGAACTCACCGTGTGGGTAACGGCCGAACAAACCGGCGTCACCAACGACGAAGCAGCACGAGCGCTCGAACGCCTCAACAACGACGTCGGTATCCACATGGAAGGCGACAACATCGACGTAAACGTCACGTGCAACGGCCACACCATCCTGCACTGCACCCGCGAATGGCTCGCCTACTGGGCACACACCGACGAAGAACTCACCGTCGACGAGCTTCGCAGATGCCTCCAGTACTACCGAGGAAGTGAGGACCAGTGACCCTCCGTCCCTGCCTGACGTGTGGTGAACCGTGCGACGGGCCGCGCTGCCCCGAGCACACGGTGGACACCAAGCCATCGGCCACCGAACGCGGCTACGGCGCCGCATGGACACGGCTGTCCAAGCGCGCCAGACGACTCCAACCGTTCTGCTCCGACTGCGGCAGCACCGAGAACCTGCAGACCGACCACACCCCCGAAGCATGGGCACGCAAGGCCACTGGCAAGCCCATACGGCTCAAGGATGTTGACGTGGTCTGCGGACCCTGCAACCGTGCCCGCGGTGCCGCACGCGGTCCGTCAACCAGGGGGGAGGCCCCACGACGGGCCGCGCTTGACCCCCAGCTGAGGCAAAGTTTGAGTCACACACCCCCGGGGGGTATGTGATGGGGTCAGTAGACGGTCGCCAGCGGGTCGCCCTCGCCTTTGGGATAGCCAGGTCGGTGATCATCGTCTGCAATCACCCGGGCCCACCCGGTTGGAGAGAACGTCTGGATCATGTCCGTGCCAGCCTCGGTGACTTCAAGCATGCCGTCTGGAAGGAACTGGTAGGTCGACGAGTCGCCATAGTTGTTGATCTGGGTTTCATCTGCGAGCAGGTACACCTTGAACGCCATGCCTGGAGCCTGCCATGAAAGCGGGTCCGAAGGGCGCAGTCAAGGTCGCGCCGCTGGATCTGTCTGGGCTGCCCGAGGATCGTGCCGAGCGCCGGTTGGCGTTCATCGCGGAGTACCTGTTGGTCCCGAAGGGTGTGGGTGCGGGTAAGCCGGTGCGGTTGCGGGATTTCCAGACCGAGATCATCCGGGGTGCGTTCGCGCCGGGTATCCGTACCGGTCTGGTGTCGGTGGCTCGTGCTAACGGCAAGACCGGTCTGGCCGCCATGCTGGCCGTCACTGAGCTGTTCGCCGGGGATGCCAGTGCCGAGGTGCTGGTGGTTGCGAGTGATCAGCGGCAGGCCAACATCACGTTGCGGATGGCCCGCAGGATGATCGAGCTCAATCCGGAGCTGGAGCAGCGGGCGCAGATTTATGCCGACCGGATCGTGGTCCCACACAACGATTCACTGCTGTTGCCGTTGCCGGCCGAACCGGGCGCGCTGCATGGGCATGATCCGTCGCTGCTGATCGTGGACGAGCTGCACGTGGTCAGCGAGGCTGTGTGGGAGGCGGTCACGTCGGTGTCGGGTAAGCGGCCAGAGAGCTTGACGCTGGCGATCAGCACCCCGTCCTCGTCACCGGACTGTGTGATGTGGCGGTTGGTGGAGCACGGCCGCGCCGGGGACGACCCGGCGTTCTATCTGAAGGAGTTCGCCGCCCCGGACGGTTGTGCGACTGATGACCGGGAGGCGTGGCGGGAGGCCAACCCGGCGTTGGCGTGCGAAGAACCGTTCCTCGCGGAAGACGGCCTCGAGGCGGCCCGTCGGACGTTGCGCGAGCCGGTGTTCCGGCAGCTGCGACTTGGCCAGTGGGTCACGGGCGTGGAGGCATGGTTGCCGTGGGGCGCCTGGGATGCGTGCGCGGACAACTTTCGCGGCGCCGCGAAAAAGGGTGAGCGTGTGGTCCTGGCATTCGACGGCTCAGCGTCGGGTGACTCCACAGCGCTGGTCGGCTGCACCCTCGATGGACATCTGTGGGTTGAAGGCCTGTGGGAGAACCCCGGCGATCCACGCTGGCGTGTACCCCGTGAGGACGTGACCCGCGCGGTCGACGTGGCGTTCACCAAGTACGACGTCGTCGAGCTGGCGTGCGACCCGTGGGGATGGCGCTCAGAGATCGAGGATTGGGCCAAACGGCACGGTGAGCGCCGGGTGATCGAGTGGAACACCGCCCACGCTGCCCGCATGGCCCCGGCGACCGACCGCCTTTATCAGGCCGTCGTCACCCACCAGGTAACCCACGACGGGGATTCGAGGATGGCCGCTCACATCGCGCACTGCGTGGCCAAGGCAACCCCACAGGGCGATCTCGTCTCCAAGGACAAGCGTGGTTCGCCGCGCAAGATCGACGCCGCCGTGGCCGCCATCGTGGCCTACGACCGCGCGGCGTGGCATCAGCAACGAAACCGTAAGCGAGTGAGGAGTTTTGCATCATGACACTGTTAGGCGATCTTCTACAGCGGCTCAACGAGCCAGTGGCCCGGTATGCGGATCTGGACCGGTATTACGAGGGCAAGCAGCCGTTGGCGTTCCTGTCACCGGAGGCAAAGGTGGCGCTGGGCAACAGGTTCGGCATCATGGCGTCCAACATTCCGCGGCTGGCCGTCACCGCGCTGGCCGAGCGTCTACGCCTCACCGGATTCTCCGATCCGAGCATCTGGCCGGACTGGATCCGGTGCAACCTCGACCAGCTGTCGGGTGTCGCACACCGTGAGGCCCTGCTGCTCGGCGACTCCTATGTGATCGTGTGGGCCGACCAGCTGGGCCGGCCACAGGTCACGGTGGAGTCCGCGAAACAGGTGGCGGTCCTGTGTGATCCGGGCAGCCGACAGGTGTATGCGGCGATCAAACGATGGGAGGACACCAACCTGAAGACCACCGAGGCTGTGATGTACCTGCGGGACAGTATCGTTCGGCTACGGGCCGATCAGCAAGGCGCGGTTGCCAACGGGTTCAAGCAGATCGACGAGTTCCCGAACCCGCTCGGAGTGGTGCCGGTGGTCAACCTGCGCAACACCGACCGCATCATCGGCGATTGGGGAAGCTCGGAGATCGACGACCTCAAACCCCTGGTGGACGCACTCAACAAGAGCTTGGCCGACATGATGGTGACCTCGGAATACGTTGGGCGGCCACGCCGCTGGGCTACCGGTATCGAGCTGGAAGAGGTTCCGGTGCTGGACGACGCCGGCAACGAGACTGGCGAAACCGTGGAGGTGAACCCGATCCCGGAGGGTCACCGGGCAATGATCAGCGAGAATCACGAAGCGAAGTTTGGGCAGCTGCAATCGGCTGACCTCGGCGGCTACGAGGCGTCGGTACGGGTGATCCTCGGCCAGATCATGGCCGTGTCAACGCTTCCCGCGCACTACGTCGGGGTGTTCACCGACAACCCCGCGTCCGCGGATGCCCTACGCGCCGCAGAGGCGTCCCTGACGGCCCGCGCGGAGGCGCGCCAAGCCACGTTCGGACGGGCATGGGAGCAGGTCGCCAAGCTGGTCATCGCGGTCCGGGATGGCAGCGACCCCAACCAGATCGACGACGTCAGGGTGCAGTGGGCCGACGCCGCAACCCGATCGGTCGCACAGGAGGCCGACGCCGTGGTGAAGCTGTACCAGGCCGGCCTACTGCCACAGTCCTACGCGCTGGCCAAGCTCGGCTACTCCGACGACGAAATCAGCAAGATCCTGGCGCAACCGCCCATCACGGCCACGGTGGCGTGAATGCGGCTGCGTTCGGGTGACCTCGCCTTCGGTGTAACCATCACGGGCACGTCGCCGCGCTGGCCGATCCGGCTACGACTCGGCCCACTGGTGTACGGGCTCAGTCCCGACGAGGCCATAGAGCTGGCAACTCAATTGGCCGATGTAGTGCAGGCATTCAGAGAACAGGAGAACTCATGAGCGACGAAAACACTGAGACAACCGAAATCGTGGACAACACCACCGAGACTCCCGAGGGTGACATTTCAGATGCGACCCTCGAAGGGTCGGATTTGAAATCCGAGCAAGAGCCCGAGACGTTCCCGCGCGAGTATGTCGAAAAGCTGCGCACCGAGAACGGCAAGTACCGGCAGCGCGCGGGGGAGGCTGACTCCCTCGCGAAACGGTTGCACACCGAACTCGTCCGGGCCACAGGCAGATTGGCCGACCCGACCGACCTGCCGTTCGACGCCGAGCACCTCGAAGGCAGTGACAAATTGTCACTCGCTATCGACGAACTGCTCGAATCTAAGCCGCACCTGGCCACCCGGCGACCCACCGGGGACATCGGGCAAGGCAACCGCGGCCCATCAACGTCGGGGTTCTCCCTGCTGGACATGCTCAAAGAACGAACCTGAGCGCGCTACACTCAACTTGTAGGGCCTGGCGCCCACCTGCGGCTGACGTCCTGGCGACGTGTCGATCAACCCCCCGATCAACACGTCTCTAGGAGTCAACCGTGGCAATCGAAGTCACCAGTGGCAATTCCACACTCATCCAGTCCCAAGTCAGCTCGCTGCTTGTCCAGCCGCTCGAACAGGCCTCCACGTTCCTCGCGGCCGGCCCCGTTGTCCTCGATAGCTCCAGCCCAGTCCGGGTGCCGCGCATCGTCAACGGCGTCACTGCCGGGTTCGTCGCCGAGGGCACCCAGATCACCGACGGCGATGTCGCGTTCGACGAAGTCACCCTGCTGCCCTCCACCCTGAAGGGCCTCAAGGTGTTGGTGAAGCTGTCGAACGAGCTGATCCGGACCAGCGTCGTCGGTCTGGAAGCGGTGCTGCGGACCCGCTTGGTCACCGACGTGGCCAACGCGCTCGACGCGGCGCTGTGGGACGGCGCCGGCACGTCGAACACGATCAAGGGCATCCTGCGGGCTACCGGGATCGCGACCGGCACACTCGATCTGGCCGACCCCGACAGCCTGATCGACGGCCTGGCGACCGCGCAGGGCAACAAGGTCAACCCCACCCATTGGGTGATGACCAGCACCAGCTTCGCTGCGATCCGCAAGGTCAAGGTCGGCACTACCGATGCCCGGTATGTGATGGACCCCAACACCATCCAGAACGGCACCGAGTTCCGGTTGCTGGGCCTGCCGGTGATCATCACAGACAACATCCCCGACACCGGCGCCGCGCTGGCACGGGCGGCGCTGGTCGACATGTCCAAGGTGGTCGTGGCCCGCGACGTCAACGCCGAAGTCAAGATCCTCGACCAGACCTGGGGCGACTACGACAGCATCGGCATCCGCGTCGTGAGCCGCTGGGACACCGCGCTGCTGCAGCCCGAGGCTGTCACCCTGCTGACCGAGGCGGCATAGCCCGTGCCCGTCACCGGTCAGCAGGTCGCTGACTTCGTCGGCCAGGGTGGCGACACTCAGTTCGTCGCCCTGGCCGACCAGGTCGCGCCCATCATCACGGCGATGGTTCGCGCCTACACCCGGGACCGCGGTTTCACCGGCGCCGAACCCAACGACGAGCTGGCCGCGGTGATCACCACCGCATCGGCGCGCATGGCGGCCAACCCCGAGCAGATCCCCACCACCGTGGGGTCGGTCGAGATCCGCAGCGGCTTCCAAGGCTTCAACCTCGCCGAGCTGTTCGTCCTCAACCGCTACCGCAAGAGGGCACAGTGATCTACCACGACCGCGCGCGCCTGGTCGTCGCGGCAGACAGCATCGACCTCACCGTCGGCGCCGAAGTGTTCCCCCTGAGCACCAGCGACGTTCTCGTCCTAGACGGCGCCGCGAACGTCGTGACCTCCAAGTACCGCATGGTGCTGGCCCCCGATCCGGGAATCGCCGCTATCCGCACCGCTGTCGGTAGCGATCTGCGCATCGGGTGGGGCGCCTGGCCGCTCAGCCCGACACCTCAGTTCAACGAAGGGCTACGGCTGGACGGCGAGATCGAACGCCACACCGTGCGCGGCCGGCTACACCACTACGAGATCATCGCGAGGAGAACGGTGTCCTAGACCAGGTGATCCCGGCGTCAAACCCGTTTGTTCATCACGGGCAAGGCGACACCACGACGGCCCCTGGGTTACTGGCACGAGTGCCGACCTGCGCCGGAATCACCCCACACCGCGCCCACAATCTGCCCACAGTTACAGATAAATCCTGTTACTTACAGTGGTGTGTTTTCGCAGTTCGAGTTACTCGTAACCCTCTGATCTGCACCGTGATTCGCCTTTGCAAGGCAGATGTCAGGAGTTCGCACGTTATCTGTAGGAGAGTGAGTTGAAAGTGGAGATGACCAGCGGTGATACCG